TATTGCAAACATCATTACCTTTTTGATTATTCCTTTATATCCAATTTTTGAGGATAATTTGCCTTCATATGCACCTGCAAGAAGTCCCGTTGCGTAGTCAACAAAAGTGAGAGTTACTAATGTTTGTAGCATAATATCCCACCCTCCTAAAAAATAAGATATAAAACCACCTACAACTCCTAAAATCAGCTTGAAATTCATTTAATGCACCCTTTCGTTTGTAAAATAAAAAAAGACTCTTACGAGTCCAATATCCCTTTTTCAATCAGCATATCTCTAGCATTGTTACTAATACTTCCTAACGCATCTGCATTCCTTACCTCTAGCCTTATTTCTTTCCTCGCCTTTTCTTTCTCAGAATTAATTAAATTATCAAGCCTTTTAGTCTCTCTTTGATGAATTTTTTCTTCTTCTTCGCCATGGAGTCTAGTTGCTTCCGCTAACATATTTAATTGCGTATCACCTTCTAAAAGATGTGAACCGCATAGGTGATCTAATATAGGTATTAAAGCAGGAGTTTGTTGAACAGGATACAAATGTTTAACTTCTTGAAAATCATGTTCTGCTACTATGTATGGACCCATTTCTTGTCTAATTCGTTCAAACGCATTTCGTTCTATTTCGGATTCTTTATTATAAATTAAAATAAATTTAGCCATGATTACCTCCTATAGTTTTTGTGTTAAGATTGTGCCTGCGGAACCTGATGCACCTGAACCTCCGTTTTCACTAAATAAACCAGTACCACCAGACCCACCTGATCCTCCGTTTACTTGTATAGTCCCATTATTAGTTAATGTTCCGGCGTGAACCAACATTATACATCCACCTCCAGCACCGCCGCCACCGCCGCCACCACCAGCTTTCTGGTTTGTTCCAGAAGCAGCGCTTGTTACGTCGGTGCCATTACTTCCATTACCGCCATTACACCTAATAGTCCCAGCTATATTTATATTCCCACCTGCTATTATCAATATAAATCCACCACAATACTCTGAGACATTAGACCCCGTAAAGGTATTATTACCAGATGAAGCCCAGTTTCCACCCGCCCCACCAGAACCGGCTCCTCGAGGTATTCCATTTTCGGAAAGTGTCGCATTAGCAGGGGTTGTCCTTGAGAACGAACCATGACCACCAACCCCGGGAGAAGATGTTTCTGAGTATGTTGAATAACCATTAACGCTATACTTTGTCGGGTATCCTAAACACTCTCTATGATAAATTGAACCTCCGTTGGCGCCAGCTTGATTTCCAGCACCACCGCCACCGCCACCGCCACCAAATCCGCCAAGGTTTTGTCTACCACTACCAGCAGTTCCACCAGAAGATCTTCCAGTAGATCCATCATATCCTCCACCATAACCACCATTTCCACCAGAACCACCAATTATTGATTCTAGAATCGTTGTCAATTGATAATATTTTTCTAAGGTTTTAGTAGTTAAATTAGATTTCACTTTTGTTATAAGCATCGGTATAATATTCCCATTTGGGGCAATCCCTGCTTTTTGACTCATATCAATAGTTCCGTTAATTACAACATCACCTTTACTGTATAATATGAGTCCTTGACATGGATTCGATACGGTCAATGTGTTACCTGCATTAATTGTTATGGATTCATACTCTTTTACTACAGCACCACCATTTAATGTGCTTGTTAAAGTTAAATTGCCAGTTGTATTTAAAACGCCATCCGAACCACTTCCAAAAAAACTTCCTACCCCCCCTTCACCCTGTTGTATAAAATTTGTTCCATCATATACAACTGTATATATACCTCCATTCTTAAGTTCAGTTACATTTTCCCCATTCGAATTTTTAATTGACTTTGCACCTAATCCGTCAATATTTAAAGTTGTATTTCCAGAGCTATCAGCATTACATTTAAATGTTATCTTCAACCCTGTTGGCAATGACGTAAATGGATTTGTGAAAGTTAGGCTATACGCATTGCTTATATTAGTTGTAGTTCCAAAAGTACCTGTACCGTTATATGCATCATTTATACCTTCTTCTATTCTTATCATATCTGCTGCCGTTGGAATTGCATTAGGATTACTGGGATTTAACGGGTCGTAATCAACCCAATCTGTTTTTGGTTCATAACTCATTAACTAATCACCTCGCTAACTGTATATTTATAAGCTATACGAACTTCATTTTCTGTTACAGGTATATCTAAATTTTGATCGCTTATCACAGTATTATCAGATTTTCTAAGCTTTATATTGTCAATTTGAGTTGTTTGGGATTGTAAAACTGTGAATGATATATCATATACATTATTAGTTACTAATTCTGAATTAAAGCTACTAACAACTATTGAATCATTTACTAATACATTATTAATATCAGTTTCAAATTTTGTTGCTATATCGCTTAAATACGTAGCTTCTAAGCTCATTTGATTTGCACCTCACTTCCTGGTGTTGCAAAAGGTGTTACACCTAGTTTAAACCCTAAATTCAATGTTGTATTTCTTGTTATGTCTGTTTTATAAATATTCTCCTGAATATTAATACTAGAATTAATAACAAGTTCAATTGCCTCCAATGAACTCCTAACATTTTTAACACTTTCAATAAGCCTAGAAAACTCCTGTATGTTTTGGGAACTTCCTGCAGTATAATCAATTTGAATTTTGAAATTATAAGCACTTCCAGCGTATTCAAACCATTCGGAAACTACTGCAAATCCAAATACATCAGTAGCTAAATCTTCTACGGCTTGTTTAGTACCTTTCTTTCTATGTATTTTTATAGAATTTTTAATAAGATTTTTTTTGGTATCAATATCTAATGTTTTATAATAATAGTCAAGATGCTCTTCAACTGCAAGTGTATCAAGTATGTCTTCATCAGATATATTATCTATATTTGCATATAATAAAACTTTTGAATAATCAGCAACAAAATTAGCAATTGAGTCATCTGCAGCTTTACTTGCTGCAATTATATCAGCATTATTTTGTAAATTTGGCGGTATTAAATCAATTATTTTAGTATTGAATATAGTACTCAATTCGATTCAAGCCCCCCATATGTTACAGATTTTGTGTTAAGTATTGCTAATTCAGTTGCTAAAATAGTTGTGAATGAAGGATTTGTTATACTAACTCTTTTAGCTCCTGCATCTAATAATCTCTTTACTAACTCATCAGGATTAACATCTCTTCCTATTTTCGACTTTTGCCAAATTTCAAAGTCAGACACTGCTTGAGTTACTGCTGATTGAATTGTACTCACGTTGTTAGCATTATCATTTGATATGTAGTAAGTAATATCAATATCATAATTAACAGTAGTTGGAGCTTGCACGGTTACACTATCTGTCAAAGGTCTTACATCATCACCTAAAGCACTTTCAACTGATGCTATTAGTCCTGCATCCGGTAGCTCTCCATTGGATAAAATAAATCTAATGTCAACTTCTCCTGCACTTGGTGAACTAACATATACATCCAATATAGTACTACTTACAGATTTCACCCAAAATTCATAAGCTCCACTAGGACCCGCAACCGAAAAACTTTCCGGTGCAGTAAAAACCCTTTCCCTTAGACTATCATCTGATTCAATATCAGCACCACCTTGTGATGTGTCTGTATTGGTTACAGATTGAACAAATTGAATAGGGTCTACAATTACATTTATTTGACCACTTGTAAAACCATTTGATTCTGTTCCGCTAACTGTTGATTGTGCTAATACAGAACCTATTAGATCACCTGCAGTTATTTCAAATGTCTCAGTTGTTTCAAAGAAAATATTATTCCCAGGTGTTGCCCTAGTTCCTATAGGAATAGTTACTGGTGTTGCTTGTATTGCAGAAAGTGTAAACTGCAACGTTGTAACTGATTTAGATGCGCTCAAGCGTGTTACTCCATTCCTAGATGCAAGATTATCTAAATATGCACCTTGAGAGTATTTAAGTAGATTCATTTTGCCTGTGAAGTCTTGATTTTGATACAATTGATAAATAATTAATGTCATTGTATAAATCCAAATTCGTATTGGATCACCTGGAGCTAATATCTTTTGTTCTCCAGTTTGTTCTAAATAAGCATCTTCAAATGAACTAATATTATCTGCTAAAAGCGTTTCAATATCGATTCCTTCGATAAAACTTATTTCTGGTAAATCGATTAATTTAGGCAAATACTACACCCCCTTCATTTATTAAATAACCGATTTTAAATATTATTGATATACATAAATACATCTTCTTCATATACGTTTAATTGATTAGTTGTAACTAAAACAGTAATCTTATATCTTTTTGTTGATTCTCCATTTTTTGCAACAACTTTTACAGCCAAGCCTTCAATTTCGTATCTATCTAAAATACTTGATGAAACATTATTGCCATAACTATCATATCCAGCTATTTCAACCGTTGATATAATTTCTGAATCTTGCAACATCTTTGAATAATCCAAAGTAATTGGAATTATTTCAGATGATTGTTTTATGAATTTTTTCATAACAACCCTCCTTTGAAGGTTTTTATTAGGTAAAATAAATACGGTTTTTTGTCTAGAAATAAATTTATATATTACATTTCCAATTTCACCTACTGGAACTTCTATTCCAACTTGAATTTCAATAAGTTTTATATTTCTCAAAATATTTAATGTAGTCAAATATAAATTTATTGTTCTATCTATTAATTCAATTGAAAAGTTCTGAACATTCCTATCAATGTCAATGGTATTTAGATTTAATTCTATTGATAGATTGGCAGTTAAATCTTGAATGGATTTAGCTATATTTAAAGTTGTTAAATTTAAGTTGATTACTCCACCTAGTAAAATGATTTCCGCATCTTGAATTTGCTTTGATATATTCAACGTAGACAAATTTAATTCAAGTGAATTTGTAACCTCAAAATCCTTAACTTCTCTTGCTATATCCAATGTATTTAAATTTAACTCTATTGATAAGTTGGATTCTAAACCTTGTAATACTTTTTGAATATTTAATGTAGATAAATTTAGTTCAATAGGCTCGCCTTGTAATATTACTTCTACACTTTGCAACACTTTGTTGATATTTAATGTATTTAAATCTAATTCAATTGATAGATTTAAATCAGGATTTTGTATTGCTTTGTATATATTTAATGTCGATAAGTTTAAATCTATTGAAGTTGGTGGATTAATCCAATAAGCATTTTGGTCGGCTTCTAGTGTTTCTCTGTCCGTTGTAGATAAAACAGAGCTAAACATAATAACTTCTTGAATATATCCTACCCATGTATTACCTATCTTAGGATTTGATATACTATTTGTTCCCACGTTAAGAGCACCAGATACTGTTCCATTTTTAACACCAAAACTACTAGTGCCGTTAAACACATTTGTAAACACATTGTGTGCAAAACTATCACCAGTAGCAAATGTTTGACTAGTATTAGCAGCCATCCTATAATTGCTAAAACCAGAACTATATTGCGCAAAAACGCCAAAGCCACCAGAATCTCTTAAATAGTTAACTGCTCCCGTAGCACCTTTTAAAACAGTACTAATTGTATAAGGTTGAGCAGTAGTTCCACCGCCAGAATTTAATTCTCTTTGTGTAGCATCAGGTTTATACTCTGGAGCAGGGTTTCCAACTGTATCAACTAAAACAACACCGTTGCTAACTAATAACGGTTGATTTCCTGCCGTTGTTTGAGTTGCATTAAAACCATTTGTACTTTGGTCATACTTTGTAACTAAATATCCATAATTATTAGCACCAGTACAATGTGCTAATAATGCCGTTGTATCCAAATTACCACTACCATCAAAACCTATATTAATCTCTGCATTATCACCAGTATTTGTTGAATTTGTACGCCTTACTCGTATTGCACTACCTAAGTAATCGTCATTTATACGCCTAAAAGAATATGCAGTTTTTGCACTTACTGATAAACTATTTAATATACCCACAACCTCACCTACCCTTCATAGATGAGATTAGGTCAAATCCCATCCCACCAATGTGTCAACTAATTTGTCCTTATGGAGTTGAATCATATGTGAATATTCTTCCGACTCTGTATCAATTTCTAGTACCCAATCATTTGAATAATTCCATTTTTTCGAGCCATCTTTTTCAAGTGAACCAGAATCAACTTTTTTCTGAAATATCTTATTTCCATACAAAGTACCATAACTACTAATATCGTAGTTTACTCCTTTGTTTTCAATTTGCATTATATAAAGTTCATGTGCAATGCCGCTTAATCTTGCTTTTTGTCTTATTGGGTCTGATATAGAGTCAGACCCTTTTAAGTATTTAATCATAGTTAATCACCTCTTACACTGTTTCGGTAGTTATACCCGTTGCAGCAAAATTAATGTTTATATCTTGATTGCTAGCTGACTGGTCTGCAAATGTCCAATATGCAATTAATTTTGAATTTGCATTATTATCAGCAGTATCAAATTTAGCTAAAACTATATGTTTAAAGTCACCTGTTATACCTGTTAATGCAATATTAGAACCATCAAATTTAGCCACATTACTTGCTGTACTATTATCTAGTGTTTTACCTGTTAATGTTTGCCTAGCAATTGTACCTACTTCGCCTGACACAATGTCATTTATAATATCATCATTAACTGCATCTATTACATGTGTTGTATCTAAAAATATAATTTGTAACGTATTACTCAATCTTGATATTTCACCTTTTGCTAATGCTAAATTTCCCTTGTGATATATTCCACTCGCTGTTGGAGTTGGCATAATAAATCATCCTCTCTTTTTTAAAATATATTTTATATATCATCACACTAAATTCAAAATAATTCTTGGAATTATTTTTTCATCAATTACATTAAAAAGAACCTCTTTGACATCTGCACGAGGTTCATATTTTCTAACCTTTTCAATTATTTCTACTGTTAAAAATCCTTTTGCAATTTCTGTTGGGCTATCTATCATAGAATAATCAATTCCAAAATCTCTATCAAAAGGTACTGTTCCAACTGGAGTTGTGATTATAACCTTTATATTTTGATATATTTCTTCATCGCCTGTAGCACCAGCGTTGATTTCAATCTCTGTACTATTTAAGTCTATCATTGCGGCCTCCAACTAGTTGAGACATATTCTTTTAAAGTTACATCAATTTTACCACTGAATAATTCTCCATTTTTCATTAAAGTACCCCAAGCTTGTGATACGCTTGTAACTATCCATTTATCAACGCCAAGAGGTTTTCCGTTTATAGCCATAGTTTCAGCGTTGCCTCTTCTAGCTAAATCTACCCATATATTCATTTCATCTCGTGGTTTAACTCCGTAATTTCCATTTAAATCAATTGCGAATGTCAATGTATCTAGTCCTGGACTAATATATTCTGTTTTTGCTTTTCCACCTATTACTTGATGATCTGCAAAATTAGATGATACACTCCTGGTAAATCCACTAAAATTCATAATTCTTTTATCGCTTGTCTCAAAAATAACTTTTCCGTAAAATCCTAACATACAAAACCCCCTCTTAAGGTGGATAATTTGATGCGTTTATTGTTCCAGTTGCGTTAATATTTCCATCAACTTGTAAATCACCTGTAATTGTTATATCGCCATCTAAAATAATGTTTTCAGCACTTATAGTTAAAGTTTTAAGTGTTTTATTATATTCTAAAAATGAGTCTATACCTAAATCTTTTCTAAAAATATCTCCACCATAACTGCTTGGAGTATTATTTTGATTAAAAAATTTACCCAGGCAAATACCTCTACCCATAGTATAAAAAACACATAAAACACTATTGCCAACGCTTGGAGGATTATATTCAAAACTTAGTAATGGCAATTCCTTCGAAACCATATTATCCTTATCTGTGAAACTTACTCTCACTGATCCATTCTCATAATTTATAGATGATACAATTCCTATTCTTACATCCATCAATATCCCTCCAAAACCTTGTGAAGTTCTAAATCTGTATTAAATGAACTACCTATACTGTGTGTAACCTTATCAATATAATACTTTCCATTGAATTTGCCTAAACCATTAATTTGAACTGTTCCGGTTGCATATAATTCTAAATCACCCATTAAACTTGATGATAATGTGTTTTGTGACTTATTATGTTCCCTAAGTCTTGATTTAGTAACTATTTGAGCTTCTTGATAGTTATCAACAACTTCATTGATATAAAGTGTCTTTCCTTCTCCAATACTAAAAGTATAGTCATATTCATTATCATTAATATCTTTATACTTAATATTACACTTAGAATAACCTGTTCCAGATAGAGTTTTTGAAGTTGACCAAGACAACATATCATATTCATTTATTGTCTTAATAACTTTTTTTTGCTCATATTCTGACTCTTGAAATATTATTATTTTATCATTAAAAATTTTTATAGAATAAGCATACTTATTACAAAGTACATTTAAAAAACTTGAATCTGATTCATCATTTTGTTCTAAAAATGCTATCTTATAGTTTTTAGATGTATCAAATACAAGTCCTAACCCATATCTAGCAGATATTTCAGTTGCAATTTCTTTTATTGTTACATCTTCCCAAGTCTTATTTCTTCCCCTATCCATAAAATCCGTATTAGTTGGAGAAGATGTCCCACCAATTCCTACTGTTATTGGTCTGCCTGCAGGTGATATTTCATCAACTATAAATGAGCCTATAAATAATTGTTGAGAATCACCATCTCCACGCCAATTTATAGTTTTTAATGTTGCAGAAATTTTATCACCTTGCTGTGGAGTCCAAAATTCTAACCATTTTTTTGTTTCATCTTTTAAAGTTAATGAAATATCATCTGAGGCTCCTGATGCATTTTCAGTATATGATAAATCAATCAAATCCTTTTTTAAATCCTCAGTGATATTTACACCTTCATAATTTATTTCATAATCAATTCTTCTTGCTAACATTAGCTCATCGCCTCCATGGTGGAGTTTCAGTTTCGCTAGAAACATTAATTTCAGGGGTAATTAATTCTATTCCTGCAGTAAATACAACTGTTTCAACTAACGACTTAGTAAAATTTGCTTCAATCAAGTTTTGAGTATATTTTTCATTACCATATACTTTTTTAGATATGATATCCCAAGTATCACCTTGTACTGTTTTATACATTAATTATCACCCCTAAAAACTTAGTCTTTTTCTTCTACTCAAAACTCTGTTTAACATTCTTTCAAAATCATCTAATGCCTTATTGTTTGCATTTTCAACAGTTTTTGAATCACCACCCGAAACATGGAATACAGGTGCATAATTAATATTAACACCTGATCCACTATTACCAAAACCGTTTAGTAATTGTTCTGTTTTATTGTTTGGAATCACCTGTGAGCCGCGATTTAGATTCACGAGTTCAGGACCTCTCTCTCCGACTAATGCAGTCCCACCACTAAAAAAATTGGTACCTTTGTAAAGTTCAGGAATAGGCTTAATATTAACACCTATGCTTTTACCTCCAAATTTAGGTACCCAATCTGGAATGTTTACTTCAAGTGTATTTAGTCCATTTATAAGCATATTTGCTATTTTTATATAAATATTTACATAACCTTTAAACAGACCTACAATACCATCCCAAAGATTACTAAACCATTCACCAAATCCAGAAAAAGCACCTTTGATTCCATCTACTACACGTGTAAAAATACCACTAAACCATTCTCCAGCTCCAGCAAATTCACTTTTAACCCATAGCCATTCATTTACTAAAATTTTGGAAACAGTGTCCCAATTTCTATACAAAAGAACTATTACTGCTACCAGTAATCCTATACCTATTATAATAAGACCAAGAGGACTTGTTACAAAAGCTACAGCAACACCAAAACCAGTCGTTACTGCTGTTGCTATTGCACAAGAAGCGGCCCATAAGTCTAAAAAGAATACACCAATTCCTGTTGCAATATATGCCCCTTGCATATATAACTGATAAGCAAATATAGAACCTGCAACTCCTGCAACAATAGGCTCTATAGCTCCCCAATTATCAGAAATAAAATTAAATAATTCTGTACTTTTTGTAACAACTTCAGAAATATTACTAATCATTTCTGGTAATAAAGTGTTAGTAAAATATTCAAAACCTTCTTTTGCTAAATCTATAGCAAGAGGAAGTTTATCTTTAAATTCACTTGTTAAATTCATAACAATATCAATAAGAGGTTGTAATTTTTCTCTATTTTTAGATATAGCATCTTTTATTTGATTAAAGGCTCTAACTCCTATGTTTTTTGCATATATTATTTTATCACCTAACCAAACAAATCCATCTACAACATTAATCAAAACTTTTTGAATTTTAGGCATATTATCTAATATTATTTTTGCAAATTTAGCTTGAATAGGAAGTAGTTTCATACCTATCTGTTCTTTCATATCTCCATATGCATTAATAGCTTGCTGAATTTTACCTTGGTCAGTCTTTGCCATTTCCTTATTCATATCGCCAACATTATCTGTAATAACCTGTGCTAACATTGAAGCTCTTTGCTGTTCTGTTCCATATTTTAATACTTTTTCCTGTGCCGCACTAAAACTTATACCAATTCTTTTTAAACTTCCTACTTGACCATCTAAAACTTTACCCATCATATTAGCAATATTTACTGCATCCTCCTGTGTTCCACTCAAACCTTTTTGTTGAACTAATAAATTATTCATGGCAGGCAATAAACTATTAATTGAATCTGTATTTTTTACAAATGTTGCTATTTGTTGCATTCCTGCAATTTGAACTTCATCTCCTACCACTCCAACATTTTGTTGTTCACTTGCTAACATTTTAAGAGCATTGATTTGTTCATCAGTAGCATTTGTACGTTGTTTCAGTACTGTTTCAAGTTTTACCTCAGCACTAATCTGAGCCTTTGCTAGTTCTATAGATTCTGACATGAAACCTTTTATAGCACTAAATCCAACATACGCAACTGCAGCCGCACCCAAAGCTTTAAATCCATTACCTAAACTTTTCAAACTATTTTGAAAGGTTCCAGTCTGCCTTTGCATACCCCTTACATTCTGATTGTATCTCTGCACAGTTCTTGCAAAAGTAGAGTTAACTCTTCCACCAATTGCCAAAGCTATTTCATACTCTCTCCTATTTCCCATTTTCTTTACTCACCTCCTGAACTTCTTGAGTAATTGAAAAAAACTCATCAATTGATAAGTTCATAAAAAATTCAATGCTTGTAAATGTATTCATAGCTAGACGGATTGCAATTTTTCTCATTCGCAATCCGTCACCACTTCTTAATCCATGCTGTACAAAAAACTCATAACCCTGTTTTTAACCTTAGTAGATTCTTTAATTTTCATATTATCAAAAAATTCTAAAGGTTTTTTACTAGCTTTTGCAGCTAGTCTCATTAAAAATGGTAGTGACATTTCGGCTTGCATATATGCTATACCATTTTTTAAACACTGTTGGTCAACTTCTGTCATATCCTTAGCTGTTAAATCTTCTAAACCACTTAAATCTAACTCTGTATATTCTTGACCTTCAAAAATATATGGTTTATTAAACTTAACCAAATATTCAATTTCAATATTATTTTTTTTATTTATATCAACTACTTTATTCATAATTCACCTCTTATATTTGACTTTGAATTGGTCCTAAAATATCTTCTCCATTTAACTTGAAGATAAAGTTCAATTTATCTAATTCTAATATTTCTTTGTCATTTTCAATGACTTTAACATAAAGCACTTCTAATGTGTTTTTCGTTTCTGTCATTGCCGATACTGCCATTTTACCTAAATCTAGTGTCTTAGGTATAACTTTCATTACAATTTTCAAAGCTCTGCTTTGAATCCCACCACCTGCGAAGTCATTAAACTGTTGTGAACCTCTCAAGGTCAATGTTTTTCCACCGGGCTTCATTAAACTAAACGCTTTATCAAAAATTGTCTTAAAAGTAATTTCTGTAGTCATGCTACCAAAATGTCCAGGAGTCGCACTTTCAAATTCTCCTGCAATTCCTGCACCACTTACTGTTTCTGTCATGCCTTCCAATGAAGGAAGTGTAACTTCAGACGCAATTCCAACTAACTTTTCACCTTCATCATACACATTAAAATTAATTAATTTATCTGGTATTGGATTAACCATTTATATCACTCCTTTACTATATTGCTAATGCGTTAGGGTCAAATTCTAAAATATTCGTTATGCTCTCAACAGGTGGATAAGGTGTTAACGTTTGCCTAAACACTATCTTACCTTGAGATAATTCTTCCACTGGATTGTCACTAATTCTAAATTCTATGCCAGCTTCTGCGATTTGAAATCTTGCCTTAAATCCGTTCGCCCTGATATTTTCATCATCAACTATAGATTCAATTAGCTTTCGATTTAAAGGATCATCAACTCTATTGAAATAGGTTGTAATAAATGTATTTCCCCACCAGTCAAACATCCTTCTAACAGGTATGAATCTATCCTTTGGGTCAATTGACTCTGGGTAAGCCCCTGTATTGTTTCCCCAAATTTTAAACCCATTCATATTTAAGCACGTTATAACTCCATCAGCATTTATTGCATTAGCTTTTGTAAATGTTAAAATGACTTCTGTATCAGATTCCAAAACTAAACTATCTACAAATACAGATTTGTTAGATGGACTCACATACGGAACACCATCATTATCAATGTCAACTTTACCAATGTGAGCTCCTAACATAGCACTCATATAATATGTTTTAGAGTTATATGTTACTTTAGGCCAACAAACAATTGCATGTTTAACATTGTACAAATTTGTATCTTTTTCCGCTTTAACTGCATCATAAGTAGTTACCGTTGATGAATCTAAATCTAATATTGCATTAGCACTAAATAAACCACCTATATTTTCACAATTTGCAAGTAATTCTTGACCAATTGCAGGAATTTGAGAATATGAAGGTGCTAATAATAGCCCTGGAATAACATTTAAAGTTTGGTAAACTTCCTGAACTTTTTGTATTCCTGCGATTATATCAGCATTAGTTACTTGCGTTGGATCTAATTCGTCATGATTTATAGTAAGTGATGTTTCAGCTTCTGCAGCACCACCAACTACTAAAGTAATTTCTACTTGTCCAACATCATTAAATGCAATAGTATAATCATCTGCAATATCATAAGTTGTAAGTCCGTCACCAGATTTCACAACAACTGTATCAATTAATACACCTTCTATTTCTAGCGTAGCCTTCTTATTAACTACATCAATTTCAGTTGCTAAAACACTTGTAACATGAGTTGCAGGATCTAAAACATTAACTAAAACAATTGGTGTTACTGCATATACTTTAAAGCTCGCAAAAATGCTTTGACATAAAGTAAACTTCGCCCAATCATCACTATAACCAATTCTTGAAGCAACTTGGTCATAATTTTCAATTAGAATAGGTTTGTTCACTGCATCTGCAGGAGTTGTTAGTAAATTAATAGGTGCTGTTCCAACAACAAATTGTATTGCACTAGGAGAACTAACAGGTACATTTAAAGCTGTCGGATTTTCTTGAATATAAATACCGTGTTTATAAGCCATTCTTTATTACCTCCTTTAATTATATGAATATATGTTGCCATAAATCTCTTTTGTTTTCAATACTTTGCTCTTTAAATATTTACTTTTTATGATTTGATCTTTAGATTTTAAAAAAGGAAATTCCTATACTATTAAATT